TTAGCCATTCATCATTATTTAAGTCTTTATACTTAAACTCTACGTTTCTTTTATAGCTACTTATGTAATCTACTTCATATCCTTTAGCTATATCTAGTTTATTAGTCCAGTCTAAAGCATTTGTTTTACTTTCAAAAAAGTTATCTCTAGGCTCTAAGTATATTGTTTTAGTCTTTACATCAGTCCAATAGTAAATATTAAACATTCTAGTAAAGTCATTAATAACATCAAGTAAGGTTATATCCTTAGGAATAACATTATTAAGATCATAACTATCACCCTCAACTATATTTGATTTAACTGATAAAGATGCAAAAGTACCGCTACTATATGATATATTTTGAGTGTTACTAGAAGATGCTTCTATGTATATAGAAAATTCATCTCCATTAATTAAATCTACAGTAAAAGTAAAATACCTATCTCCAAAATCAGTAGGAGATGCACCAGAAATAAATAACGGCTCTTCTATTAATTCTACACCAGCTCCTATTGATGATACACTATCACCATTTTTAACTAAAACTAATCTAGCAGTGTTAAAAGGGTTAGAGTTTCTATCAAACCTATCTAAGAAAACAGTTACATTATATTCACCACTTCTAGGTGTTGTGTATATCCCTGTAGATGGATCGTAATTACTTCCATTATCTCTATTAGGTAATACACTATCATCATTAAATACTATCCTGTTTAAATAACCAGCACTCATTATAGTTGTTGATGGTGTGGTTTTCTCAACTCTTATTAAAGTAGCACTAACCTCATCATCTGTTAACTTAAAGTATGGGTTTAAATCACAAGCTAATCGCTTAATATGTGTACTAATAGGGCTAGATATTGAAGAGTTTAAGTCTAAAAAAGAACTACTAACATTCCATCCTAAATCATTTAAACCCCTTTCAATAATACTTCTAATATAAAATGATGGATAAAAGTCTTTTACCTGTGTATCATTACTTAACTCATTACCTCCCTTACTTATATATGGGTAACAATGATCGTAAGTGTCAGAATCTCCACTATTAACAGTATTAATAGCAGTTGATGTGTACTCTTGTACGTTGTTAGTGTATGTAATATCACGTAACTTTAATTCACTAGCACCCTTAACCCAATCAATGTTATTACCAAAAAATACTAATTCATAACTAGCTAACTCAAAACCCTCTAAAACTTTACTAATTTGAATAAAGCCTTTGTCTATTTGAGTACCACTCGCTATAATAACGCATTGTTTACGGTTTAAGGCATCTCTATAGTCTTTCCTACTGTTTATATCATCTACGTTAGAAAGTAGCTTAGAATTGTTTTTAGTGTTAGGTACTTTAAAAGTTTTTGAATAAGTACCGGTACGAGCTTTTAAATTATCTAGGTTTACAATACCCTTAGTTAATACTAATGGAAAGTCAGTAAAGTTAGTTAAATCTAAATCACCTAGTACATTATTGCTAGTATCTAATATTCTAATTACTACGTCATTCATCCTCTTAAACCTCTTTCGTTATTAGCTAAACTAAAATTTAAAATAAACTGTATAGGCATATCATTCTCGTTAACTTTTACACCGCTGCCATCATCAATAATGATACTAAAGTAACTACCATCTACCTCAATCCAAGCCATGTTATTAGTTAACATACTTTGAGCAAAAGCTAATGTATCTCTTCCAATTGATTTAGAATAAGCTGTAAAGTTTTTAACCTTTGTATTTCTTACAATAGCACTACCATAATCACTAGAACTATACGTACTACTTAAAGCTTTTTGATACCTAGTAGATTTATTTGTATAACCCTCAATCTGATTACCTTTTAAAGTTATACTATCTTGTTTACCAAACTTATTAACGAAATGCACTCTTAAATCTGTAGAGCATCCATCAATTATGTTATATCTTCTTAACTCTGATTTATTACCATCATCATTAATTAGCCTAATTGTATAATAAGCAACATTAGTTAAACTTATACCAGCATTAATAAGGTTTTGAGTACCTACAGGAGCGTCTAAATAAGGCTCTACTAAAGAACTTACATTAAACTCATTCCATTGAGTTACATCTATTAAATCAGTGTTTAATAAAGCGTTAGCACTATTATAAGTTAATACTTGTATTTTGTAATTCTTTACCCCTCCTGTAGATACAGCATAAGCCATACCTAAGAACTCATTTTGATTAAGCTCTATAGTTTTTGGATTAGTACCCTGAGTAAGAAATAGTTTATCATCTGATACCATTGAGTAATCAGATACACTAAAGCTATTAAGATCAAAATGGCTCTCACTCCAATTAAAACCAGTAAAAGTAGAACTTTGGTAATTAAAATTAGTATTGTTTGCATCCGCTGGGTCGTAAGTTGTTTCTAATAATCCTGTTGTTGGGTTTTGTGTTACCTCGTAGGCTTTTATCTTAAACTGTAAGTTATCAGCATCATTTATAACTGCACTAGATCCTAATGTTTTTAATATAAAGTCAATGTTAACACTTAACACATCCGATATATCAAAAGTAAATTCATTAGTAGTACCTAAGTTAGGTTGTACACTTGTTGCTGACTTTCTTAAAAATACAGTACCACCATCATAAGAAACTACTGTTTCAATTATTAGGTGTACTATATCAGCATTATTACTATCTAATTGAAACACCACAGGACTATAGGCTAGTGCTGGTGATGTTGGAGCTGTTACTAAACTTATTGCCATTACTTATTATCTTTATTATAGTCTTGAACTATATCAGTTACTATATCATCTACGTTTCTAAACACTTCTCTACCTAAAGCCTCTACTATTGGGTTAATCTCAGTAAGTATTACAAAGTCTATAAAACCAGCTCTACGCCCGTTATTACTAAACTTAAAACTGCCTTGAGTTGGTGAGCCCTCTTTAAATATGCTCATCTGAATAGCAAAAGCCATGTTTTTTACTTCTTTATCACCACTCGCTATTCCTTTACGCTCTATCCAATCTACTAAAACGCTTATAGGTACTTTCTTTGCTCCAGCCTTTCTACCATCATTAACATACTTGCTATAATCTTGCATTAGTATCTCAATAACTACGCTGTCAGGTAATTGCATAGTCCTACCCTCCATAGTGCTAATTAACTCACCAGTAGCTTTATGACCTTGCCCGATTAACTCAGTTTGCAAAGCCTTTATTATCATATTTTCTACCTTAGAAAAGTCTAGCATTAGTAATTAAATATACCAGTTACGCAATTTGAATCTAACTCTATTGTTATTGAGTACTTAGATGCTACTAACTTATCATTGTGAACATCATGAGCCATAAAACCGCCTATAGTGTTAAACTCTACTATACTAAAGCCGTTAGCTCCTGATATGTTTCTTTTAATAACCTCAGCTATATATTTATCTAAAATAGCATCTACCTCAGCTTGACTTTTTTGCATTGTCTTAACCGCTTGTACATCTCTATTTCGCAAATTATAGCAAAATACATCAAAGGTAAAACGCTTATTATTCGGTAAAAAAGAATTATTAATATCACCTCGTATAGTGTTAGGAGTAGAGTTTACTAAAATTAATGGATAGCCTTTAGCGTTTTGTGTTCCGTTAACTGCGCTAACCCTGTTATAAAGAAAATAGCTAACATCATCAAAGGCATTAGCTATTATCTGTAATTCATCTATTATATTACTGTAATCAGCCATAATTTAAATATACTAAAATAATTTAGATTGATTCTAAATAAGGACTTACTTAGTAGTTTATTTCCTTAAATCTACCGTTTAAAGTTTCAAAAGTTGTCTGCATATCTCTAGGAAGCATATCAATACCAAAAGCCCACATTTCAAATATAGCCAAAAGCCGTCTTGTATTGTTCTTATGGCTGGTAGTACTAAATATTGAATTAATTCTATACTCAAAAGCTTTTACAACATCATACCTAAACTTCTCAAATAACTCAATAACGTACTTAATATCATCCTCAGAAATACCCTTTTCTCTCCACTCATCTACAATAGCACCAATGTATTTAATATGCATTTGAGTCTGAGCTTCTATAATGTACATTTTAAACTCATCAGGATTCATTTTTTCAA